CAACAACTGCCTGGCTACCAACTGGATCATGGGAAGCAATCATTGATACAGAGCGTGAGGATATTCCAGGTGAGGATGTAGTTCTTGCTTTCGATGGTGCATTCTCAAACGATTCAACTGCATTAGTTGCTTGGTTCTTAGGTGGAGAGAAACCGCATTTAAAAGTTGTTGGAATATGGGAAAGGCCGCAGGATGCAGAACAAGGTTGGTTTGTACCAGTTGCCGAAGTTGAAAAAACTATAATAGATGTTTACAGAGATTCCAGATTCCAAGTTAGAGAAGTTGTATTCGACCCAGCAAGATGGCAACGAACATTCATGGTACTTGATGAAAACGGCTTACCAGTTGTTAGTTATCCAAACTCGGCGGAACGAATGGTACCTGCAACGCAAAAGTTTTACGAAGCCGTCGTTAATGGATCATTTACTCACGATGGTGATGAACGCTTGGCCCGTCATATCGCCAACTGCGTTACCAAACAATCCTCAAGAGGAGTAATGGTCGCCAAGGCTTCAAGCCGTCGCAAGGTAGATGCCGCAGTTGCTTCAATCTTTGGTTATGATCGAGCCACGCAACCGCCTGAACCGAAGGCACCGCTAACTAGATATTTCACGATTCAAGTTTAAAGGGGGCAAAATGAAAAAGATAAATCCTACTTTGTTGGTTGAAGTAGCAGGGGTCGCCTGTGTAACAACAGGCTTAGCACTTCTTTCAGTTCCACTTGCACTCATTGCAGTTGGAAGTTTTTTAGTTTGGATTACAGAAAAGGCTAATTAATGAATCTTTCAAGAGCATTGCGCCAGGCAGGCGAGAAGCGAGCAACTAACCAATTTGTTGAACCGCTAATTCCTGGCCGCCCAGCGTACAGTTCACCAGCAGGAGTTGTAGTTTCATCTGAAACAGCAATTCGCATGAGTACAGTTTATGCCTGTGTTCGTTTGCTCGGAGATACAATTTCATCTTTGCCAATGGGCGCCTATGTTCGCAGAGGTCGCCAGAGGATTTCTTACGCCGCAGTTTATGGCGATGTTCCAGCATGGGTGAATAAGCCAAATAGTGAACTAACTCGAATGGAATTTTTAGAGCAAGTTCTTTCCTCATTAAATTTAAGAGGCAACGCTTACATCCTTACAGTTCGTGATGATATGGGCGATGTTGTAGAACTTTATTGCATCAATCCTGAATCAGTAAGAATCGTTCGCAAAGGCCCTAATGAGCCTTTGGTTTATGAAGTAACAGTTAAAGAATATGATCCAGCAGGTGGAGTTTACTCTCAAGATTTTAATCAGAAAGTAATGACCTTAACCAAAAATGAGTTATTGCATATTCCACTATTTCTACTTCCTGGTTCTTTATACGGCTTAGGCCCAATCGAGGCAGCAAGAATTACAATCGGTTCAGTAATGGCAGCCGATACTTACGCTGCATCTTATTTCGGCAACGCTGCTAACCCTGGTGGAATCATCGAAGTACCTGGTGAGATGACCGAGGAACAAGCAACAAGCATTGGCCGTGATTGGAACATCACGCACTCTGGCCCATATCGTGCAGGCAAGATTGGCGTGCTAACAGGTGGCGCACAATTTAAACCACTTGCACTAAATGCCCAAGATGCTCAGTTATTAGATACACGCAGATTTGGCCTTGAAGAAGTTGCAAGATTATTTAGAGTTCCAATTTCACTTCTTGGCCATCCAGTTGCAGGAGCAATGAGTTTTGCTAGTGTTGAAGCGCAGAACCTTTCATTTGTACAGCACTCATTACGCCCATTGTTAGAAAGAATTGAGCAGGCTCTTTCATCTTTGCTACCTGAGAAAGATGGATTTGTTAAATTCAATCTTGATGCGCTTTTGCGTGGTACAACAATTGAGCGTTATGATGCTTACACAAAAGGTTTGCGTGAAGGCTTCTTGAGCCTTAACGATGTTCGTGCAATTGAGGATTTATCACCATTGGGTGAGGCTGGCGATCAATACAGAGTTCCATTGCAGAACATTGATGCCGCAGATGCTAAAGATGTTGGTTTGAAGTTAAGAACTGAAATCGCTGCTCAACTTATTCAGGTTGGTTTTGATCCAGCCGCAGTTAATGAGGCAGTTGGTTTACCTAAGATGAAACACACTGGAGTTCCAAGTAGCCAGTTGCAACAGATTTCATCAATTGATCCAGGCGATCCAAGTGCAGTTTATGAAGTTAAGAGCCGTAGAAATGATAACCAACAAACTATTGTGAATGTTCCAGAGCCAACAGTTAATGTTGCTGCTCCTAATGTAACTGTTGAACCAGTAGTAATGATGGAATCACCAGAGGTTAATGTTGCTGCTCCTAATGTAACTGTTGAATCTCCAACAGTTCAGGTAACTAATACTATTGAGCGCAAGCGAGTTCGCAAGAAGGTTAAGCGTGATAAGCAAGGCCGCATTGATGAAATCGTTGAGGAGTTTATGGAGGGTGATGAATAATGCCAACAGGGCTTAGTAATTACCTAGCAAATAAGTTTCTTGATGCAGTTGGAAATGCAACCGCTTACTCATCCGCTAATGTTTATGTAAAACTTCATATTGGCGATCCTGGTGCGAACGGCACTGCAAATGCTGCTACTGAAACAACTCGCAAATCAGTTTCATTCAGCGCAGCCTCAACAGGTGGCCTAACTTCAGATGCAGATGTATCTTGGGAAAATATCGCAGGTTCAGAGGATGCTACATTCTTCACAGTTTGGGATAATCTAACCGCAGGCAATTTCTTATTCTCAGGAACTGTTGCTGGAAATGCCTACACTGCTGGAGATACCTTTACAATTCCAAGCGGATCATTAACAGTTTCTCTAACTTTAGCGAGTTAATAAGTGGCTGAGTTTGTTCTAAATTCATCGCAATTAGATGTTGATGTTTTAGGGCCAATCACATTCGCAGCAGCAACGGCAAATCTAGGTTCATCCACTGCCAATGCCAATGCGGAAATAACAAATCTAGTTTCAGCCTCAGCACCATTAGGCGGATTATCTGCCAGCGTAGTTATTCCAACAGATGAGGTAATCCTCACCCCTGTTGGTCAGCCAAATTATATTCAACCAAATTTCCCTGAAATTATTGAACCTGAAAAAATAACAGTTTCAATAAAGATCGCAACTGCTAGCACAAAACTTGGCAAGTTATCAAGTCAATCAATTTCTCAAATTGATTTCTCTATTCTTGATGATGATGCCGAAGTTTTACTCTTAGTTTAGGAAATCAATGCCATATTTAATATCTGATACGCAAAGTGATTGCACTGGATGGGCAACTGTTAAAGAAGAATCAGATGGTTCTTATACAACTATCGGCTGCCACACTTCAAAGCAAGATGCAATAGATCAGATGGTTGCAGTTTCAATTGCTGAGGGATTAGAGCCAGGTGGTGAAGTAAACGCTAGAGCAGTTGATTTAAGTGTTCCATCCTTTATTCAAGAAAACGCAAAGCGTGGATTGAAGTTTTATGAGGAAGGTTTTGGCGGAGATGGATTAGTTCCAGCCACCATTGCAGCAGCGAGAGATATGGCTGCTGGAAAAATAACAGAACCAAAGGTTAGAAAGATGGCTCCCTGGTTTGCTCGCCATCAAGTTGATGGTAAGGCACCTAAAAATAATGATCCATCCGATCCAGGTTATCCAGGAGCAGGCTTAGTTGCCTGGCTTCTTTGGGGTGGGGATAGCAATTTTTCAGATAGAGCGCAGAATTGGGCGCAACGCAAAATTGATGCTCTGAATGCAGAGGCAGAATCAAGGAGAGAAATGAAAAAGATTGAACGCCGCACTTACACTGTTAAAGATGTGCAAGCAAGATCAGCCGAAGATGGCACAATGCGCCTAAGCGGTTACGCAGCAGTTTTTAATGAATCAAGTGTTCCACTACCATTTAAAGAATCAATTGCACCTGGTGCATTTCGCAAAACATTAAGTGAAACTCCAGATGTTCGCCTTCTTATTAATCACGAAGGATTGCCTTTAGCAAGAACTAAAAATGGCACACTTACATTAACTGAGGATGAGCGTGGTTTGCTAATTGATGCAGAGTTAGCGGATACAACAGAGGGTAGAGATATTTACAAACTGGTAGAGCGTGGCGATGTAGATCAAATGAGTTTTGCATTCCGAGTTATTCGCCAAAAGTGGAGCGAGGATCGCACACGCAGAGTTTTAACTGAGGTTTCATTATCAGATGGCGATGTTTCAGTTGTTACTTATCCAGCCTACCCAACTACAAAGGTTGAGGCTAGAGAACAATTAAAACAAACATTATCTGCAATTAAAGAAGGCCGTGAAGTAACTGGCGATTCATTAATAGCATTAAAGGCCGCCTTGCAACAAATCTCCGAAGGCTACGATTACATCGAAGAAGTTAAATCAGCCCTTGAAATGATGGTTGGAAATTCTGAGATTGATACTGAAATTGATGATGAAGTTGATGATGAACTTGAAAATGATTCAAGAGCCGTTGATGTAGTTGGCGATTTTGTAGAATGGGATTCAAGCGGAGGTACTGCTAGAGGCAGGATTGAGCATGTAATGCGAGAGGGAGTTCTTGGAATTCCTGATTCTGATTTCAGTATTGAGGCTGAGGAAGGCGATCCAGCAGTTCTAATTAGAGTTTATAGAGAATTGCGTGATGGTTATGTTGCAACCGAAACTTTAGTTGGGCATAAATCAAGTGAACTTCGCAGCATTCCACCTCTTAAAGAACCAACAGATGAGGCGAGCCGTAAAATTTCATTGCGCCTAGCCCAAGCAATAATAAACACCACAAAATAACTTTCTGCTATAAAGATATAGCAGATGAAGTCGGAGCGATCTTTGCACCCAGTATGCGCCGCAAAAATAATCGCCACCACCTCAAAACCCTAACTAACAAGGAGTTAAATTAATGTCTTTCCTAGACAAAGTAATTGAACGCCGTGATGCAGTGAAGGCAGAGATGGATGCAGTTCTTGAGGCAGTAGCCGCTGAGAATCGTACCGATCTAACTGCTGAAGAAACAACTAAGGTAGATGCTCTAGTTGCAGAATCACGCTCACTAGATTCAAAGATTGAAAACTTAAAGGCCCAGGCAGATGCAGATGCAAAGGTTGCTGAAGTTCGTTCAGCAGTTGCAGATGTAGCAATGCCAAAGGTTGGCGGTGCAAAGGTAACCCGTGAGGAGCGTACCTATACACCAAATTCAGGAGCATCATTTATTAAAGATGCTTTCAACGCACAATTCAAATCTGATTTCAGTGCTTCAGATCGTCTTGCTCGCCACATGCGTGAGGAAGAAGTTGAGCGCCGTGATGGAACAACTGCAAACTTTGAAGGTTTAGTAGTTCCACAATACTTAACTGATCTTGCAGCACCTCTTGCTCGTGCAGGTCGCCCAACAGCAGACTTTGCAACCAACAAGATGGCACTTCCAGCATCTGGCATGACTTTAAACATCAGCCGTATGACTACTGGTACATCAACTGCAATTCAGCAAACACAGGCAACCGATGTTTCTGAAACAGATGCAGACGATACACTGCTAACTATCAATGTTCGCACAATCGCAGGACAGCAAGACCTATCACGCCAAGCAATTGAGCGTGGAACAGGTATTGATTCCTTCGTAATTGGCGATCTAATTCGTTCATGGCATACAACATTGAATTCACAAATCATCAATGGTGCTGGAACAAACGGAACTATCAAGGGTATTCGTGCCTCTGGTGGAAACGCAATTACTTTCACTGCAACAACTCCAACAGTTGCATTGCTTTATCCAAAGTTGGCAGATGCTCTACAACAAGTTCAGAGCAATGTTTTCACAACTCCAACAGCATGGATCATGCACCCACGCCGCCTAGCATTCTTGCTAGCAGGCGTTGATAGTTCAAACCGCCCATTAGTAGTTCCAGCAGCAAACGGCCCACAAAATGCCGTTGCAGCAGGTTCAGGAGTTGCACAATACGGCAACTCAGGTTACCAACTACTTGGTTTGCCTATCATTGCAGATGCTTCAGTTGCAACTAACTACGGCGCTTCAACTAACCAAGATGAAATCTACTTGGTTGATGCTCGTGAAATGCACCTATGGGAGCAACCAGGATCACCATTCTCACTTCGTTTCGAAGCGACAAATGCTGGTTCATTAACTGTAAAGAGCGTTGTTTACGGCTACGCCGCATTCACCGCAGAACGCTATCCATTAGCCGCTTCAATCATTAGCGGAACTGGCTTAGCAGCACCTTCGTTCTAACTAGAACGAATTAAGAACTGTTTAGGCGACTTAACCTCCCCCGATTAAGTCGCCTAAACTCCCAAATAGTTCGGGGGAACTATGAAAACTGCACATAAAGTAACAATAGGTTCTTGCGATTCAGGCCAAGTTAATGGATCGTTTGCCTACACATTAATCCAATTAGCCCAATCAAGATCATCAAGATTAGGGCCATTTGTTAGAGTTAAAGGTTCAGGATTACTTTCTAAGATTCGCAATCAAATAGTCAAACAGTTTTTAGATAATACAAAATCTGATTGGCTTCTTATGGTAGATAGCGATCAGCAATTAGGCGTGGCAACTTTTGATAAGTTAATTGATACTGCCCACGATTTAGAACGGCCAGTTGTAGCAGGTTTAGTATTTGCCGCCTTTAATGATGGTAAGAGCGAATATCCAAAACCAGTTCCAGCGATTTTTCAAGATACACCAGAGGGATTCTTACCTCTCTATAAATATGATGAGAACAAAGTTTTTGAAATAGATGCAGCAGGTACGGGATGCCTTCTCATTCATCGTAGTGTTTTAGAAAAGATGCGTGAAACTGCTGATCCAAGTATGGGCAAGAACTGGTGCTGGTTCTGGGATGGGCCTGTAAATGGCGAATGGATAGGCGAGGATTTACTTTTCAGCCGCCGTATTCGCTCCCTGGGTTTTCCAATATATGTAAACACTGCGGCAATCTTGCCTCACCAAAAATCATATTGGCTAGATGATAGGCATCACAAATTATGGAAACACTAAAAAAGATTTTTAAAAAAAGAATTAAGCCAAAGGAAACGGCTACTGCCGAACCTGAACTTGAAAGAGCAATCTTACCTAAAGCGGAAAGAAGGATAAAGCGTGCCAATTGTTAATGGTTACTGCACACTTGCTGAACTAAAAGCATCATTAAATATCACAGATGCAGTTGATGATCTTGCATTGGAAACAGCAATTACCGCCGCTAGTAGAATGATTGATGATTATACTGAGCGTTTCTTTTATGTTAATGGTACCTCTCAATCAACAGTAACTCGCTATTACACTCCTCTTGATCCATACACAGTAAACATTGATGATGTAATAACAATCACCGAAATTGCTACCGA